TATTGCTGGAGGTGCGCTAGCGGGAAATGTAAGAACTATATTGGCTGATGTGGGCATGCCTACTGGTATAGGTCAGGCTTTCAGCGCTTCTAACATAGTGTTTACTGTATGGAATCCCGCTCCCGGTGCTCAGCAAATGTTACGTACTGATGGATCTATTGCCCCATCGACATATAATTTAACCGATTCTGCATTCAATATAACTGCGACCGGTTTGCCTAATGGTACAATAGTCTATTTCTACCCAAACCTACCTGTTATGGGATTATTGACTTATGAGCAAAGTAGCATTAATGACGAGTTTATTATTGGTTTTGATACTCGTTATGCCTATCAATACTCAAGTGGCTGGGAAAGGCTTTCCACTGAAGCTACCGCAGGAGCTGCAGTATGGACGGGCGACAACTCTGAATTCTTCTGGAGCACTACCTGGACTGGTGCAAATGCATCTGACAAAGTCTTCTTCGTCACTAACTTCAATGAGCTTGAACCGAACTTTATGCGGTATTTCGATGGAAGCTGGCATAACTTCAGGCCTCAAATTGATGCTACACCTAACTTTCTAAATAGTGCTCGAATACTCGTCGTTTTTAAGAATAGATTGGTTGCTCTTAATACATGGGAAGGTATAGCGGCTCCATTGCCCGGTACCAATTATCCTAACAGAGCACGCTATTCCCAGCTAGGTTCTCCATTAGCTTCTGATGCATGGCGACAGGACTTAGCAGGCAAAGGCAACTTTATCGATGCGGCAACAACAGAGTCTATTGTTACTGTAGAGTTCGTTAAGGATCGCCTCATAGTATTCTTTGAGCGATCAACATGGGAGCTTGTGTATACAGGAAACCAAGCATATCCCTTCACGTGGCAACAAATTAACACCGAGCTTGGTGCAGAGTCGACCAATAGTATTATCCCCTTCGACAAAGTCTGTATCGGTGTAGGAAACGTGGGTATCCATGCTTGTAACGGATCAAACGTGGAACGTATAGATGACAAGATACCTGATGAGGTATTCGAGATTCATAACGTAGATGGTGGCGTCCAGCGCGTGTATGGCATTCGAGATTTCTTTGTAGAGATGGTTTATTGGGCGCTTCCTGATACTGATTCAAGCGCAGACTTTCCTTATCCAACAAGAGTACTTGTGTTGAATTACAAGACTGGCACATGGGCGTTCAATGACGACTCCATCACTGCTTTTGGGTATTTCCAGCCTACGACAGGCGTAACATGGGACTCAGAAACAGTTTCATGGGATGACTCTGAAGGATGGGATAGTGGATCTGTGCAATCGAAGTTTAGACAGGTAGTGGCAGGAAACCAGCAAGGCTATACATTCATCTGTGACGCTGAAGAAACTACCAATGCGGCTGTTCTACAGGTCACGAATCTAACGGTACCGGTGGTTGCTCCATTCAATATAGTGACCGTTACAGCTACCGATCATAATCTTCGAAAAGGACAATATGTGTACTTTCAGGGAATTACGGGAACCGGCAATCTGACCCTGATAAATAATAAGATATTCAAGGTCATAAGTAGTAATTACACAGCAAGCACCTTCGATTTCATCTATGAAGATGCTATAGGCAGCATTCTTGCTGGCACTTATTCAGGTGGTGGCCTGATGTCTCGCGTATCTCAGATATCTATCCGAACCAAAGAGTATAACTTCTATGCCAAAGATGGCAGGAATGCGTATGTCTCTAAGGTAGATTTTATGGTTGATAAGACTGCTTCTGGTGAGATTCAAGTAGATTTCTATGTATCGACTGCCGACATACCTCTCTTGCAGGATAGTGCAGGTAATGGCGTGTTGTTAGGAAGCGGTACGCTAGATACCTTCCCCTACATAGACACCAACCCATTGGTTCCAGCTCCCGTACAGTTTGAGAAAGATGCTGTTCGCTTATGGCACCCGGTCTACTTCCAGGCAGATGGTGAAGTCGTTCAGCTTCAGTTGGTATTGAATGATGCCCAAATGAGGAACGTACTCATACGAGAAGCTGACTTTGTTCTCCATGCGATGTGTATCTATGCGCAACCAACTAGCTATAGATTCCAATAAGGAGGAGCCATGGCGTATAACCTTGAGCAGCAGATTAATACTGGTTCGTTTGTTCCAACTACCAATGTGTGGGATATATCCCGTCTTTATGATGTAGAAGTTGGTAGTCCAGAATTCAAAGAGCTTTTGGTTCGGTTGTATCAGAACGTTAACAACATTGCCCTTGTTCTGAACACGAAGTCTAGCGGCTACTACATTAATGAAGAGTTCGTTAACGGAAAGCTGTATTTCAACCCTGCATCTAATGAGCCAATGCAATTACGGCCAGGATTCCAAAAGACTGTAAATACTGGTGCTTTGGGTGCTGGAGTAACAGCGGTAAACCATGGTATAACGGTTACGAATACCTTGATATGGATGTTTATATCGGGAGCGGCAACCAATACAGGAACTTTGGTTGGTTATCCGATAACATTCGCTGGATCGGCCGGTAATAACATAGAGGTTAGAACCAGCGCAACGCAGGTAATAATAGATAATAACTCGGGAGTCACGTTTACCGACTCTCAAGTGACCCTAGAGTATGTTAAATTTTAAATAGGAGAGACGATGGCAAATTGGTTGGGAGGATTGCAGGGCAGCTTAGGCGGAGCAGGTGCCGGTGCGGCAATTGGAAGTATGGTTCCAGGAATAGGTACTGCAATAGGTGCAGGAGCTGGTGGTCTCGCAGGATTGTTTGGTGGTTTATTTGGTGGTGGAGAGAAAGGCGGCGTCAAACAAGCTCAAAATTTCAATCCCCAACAACAACAGATCCTCTCTATGCTTTTAGGCCAAGGGCAACAAAACTTACAGAATCCCTACGCAGGCTTTGAAGATATCTCTAACTATGCCCAAAACCAATTCCATCAAAACATTGTTCCTTCTATTGCAGAACGATTCACCTCTATGGGCAATAATGCACTGTCATCTGGAGCATTTGCATCGCAACTTGGACAAGCAGGAAGAGGGTTAGGAGACACCTTGGCTATGCAGAGACAGCAATATGGCCAACAGAATCAACAGAATGCTTTAGGTCAACTATCGCTAGGTCTAAGCCCATCTTTCCAGAACTACTATCAGCAAAGTCAGCCTGGTTTCGGAGAGAATTTAATGCATGGCGCTATTCAAGCGGCTCCATCGTTCTATCAGTCGTACATGTTGAATAATGCATTGCAAAATATGCAAAAACCTCGATAAGGAGAGACTATGCAAGTAATAGCAGATTCAAGTGCTGGTGGGCGACTCGGTGCTGCTTTAGGCACTGGCCTTCAAGAGTTGGCTAGAAATAAATTAGAGCACGTTCAAAGTCAGCATGCGAAAGCTCAGTCAGCACAGGCGTACAAGCCATATTTTGGTCAAGGCATTTCAAACCTTCTAGCAAACGTAAGCCCTGAAGAGCGAAAGGTTCTTTTACAGAACCCAGAAGCATTGATGAAGTTGAGCCAACTCTTCGAACAGCAACAAGGCCAACAAGGACAGCAAGGCCCAATGCAACAAGAAGAACAACAACAGCAAGGCGGCATGGGAGCACTTCAGCAACAAGCACCTAATCTTAATGCTGCTGATTTCTTAGGGCAGAATACAAATCCATTAATGAGACAGGCTTTATCTCAGGCTCAAGTTTCTCCTGAAGCTCTTATTTCGATGCTACAGCAGCAACAACAGGGTGGCCAGCAACAGCAAGCCTCTCCACAACAACAACCTCAACAAGTTCCTCAACAACAGTCTAACTTTGATCAAGAGAAGGCACGTCTTCTTGGTGAAGCCTTCACATCTCCTCATGAGCGAAGAGAGAAGGAAAAGCTAGAGCTAAAGAAGTCAGATATAGGCCGTAAGAACAATAAAGAGGTTCGTGAGTACCTAAAGCCTGGTGATGAAAAAGTTCTCGCTGCGCGTAAGAATATTCGTGATTACGATCTTTTAGAGAAGCTTGCTAAGACAGGTCAATTGAGAAGTGGTGGAGCATACCAGTTGTTATCTAAGGTTGGACTTGAAGATTTCAATGTTAACAATGCTACCCAGGTTGCCAAGAAGCTCTCTCAAAGACTAGCTCAAAATGCTAGCACGGCATTTGGTCCTGGCGCACGAATCACTAACTATCTAGAAAAAACCTTCCAAGGTTCTTTACCTTCTTTATGGAACACGGCAGAAGGTATCATACGCATCTCTCAGATCAATAAGCTTGTTGACCAAGGTATCGAGCTCGAGCAGAACATTCGTCGTGATCTTATAAAAGAAAACAAGGGAGAGATTCCTGGCGATATAGAAGCTCAAGTGAGAGAGCGGTTTAATCCTATAGATGAACAGTTGGCTCAACAGGCTGAAAAGATTGCCCTTGCTGGCGCTAATCGCACGGTAGATAAGATTCCTGCAGGATACAAGGGTCGCGTACGAGATACCAAGACTGGCAAAATAATAAACGTTGGGGGATAAGATGCCATACGAATTATTAGATGAGCCAGAGGCGCAAGAAGAAGGCTTAGGGAAGTACGTAGGTAGAAATTTAGCTAGAGCAGGAACTCGTGCAGCTGAAGCTGTTGCTGGATTGCCTGGTGATATACTAGGAGGTGGTATAAATCTTCTATCAGCCGCTACAGGTGGTAAAACGCCAACGTATCAACAATTGGAAGAGAAGGATAAAGCAAAGGGCGTTCCTGATTGGTTAAGGCTTCCGACGTCGGAACGGTTTCATGAGCTAACTAAATCGGATAAGAATGCTGGTGAGTATCTAGAGCCTAAGACTTCTAATGAAGAAGGTTTAGATGAGATCATAGGTGATGCCACTCGATTCTTCCTTGGAGGCGCTAAAGCTCTTCCTTCTCTAGGCCTGTCTACTGCTGGTAATTTTGCTAAGTGGGGAACAGAATCTCTAACAGGATCTCCGTTAGCAGGAGGCGTTGCAAAGCTTGGTACTACTCTGCTTGCAGGAACTCTAGGTACTCGAAGAGAATTGAACGATTTGAAGAAGAAATCGTATGAAACTGCATTTAAGAAGTTGCCTGAAAATAAGCGTTTTAATTTCTCGCCCGAAGCTCAAACAATAGACAAGACCATCCGTAAAGTTTCCAGGGGAACATTCCCTGATAAACAAGAAGTTGTAAGTCGTTTGAGTGATGTCAAAAATATAATAGGCGATGAAGGGAATGCGCTTGTTTCAGAAATAGTGGGAGCTAAGCAGGGACTCAATGAATATCTCCGTGAGCATGGCAGCAAATTAGCCCCTAGCGCTAAGAGAGAGATACAGGATGCCGTTGGTAGCTTGAACTCTGGAATAGCCCGCTCCGGTAAAACTAACCCTTCTTTCTTTAAGCCTTATAAGGTTGGTGAAGAGTTGACTGCCGGAATGAACTCTATTAACTATGTTGGTGAGTTTATTTCGAAGCATCCTGCTCTAAGAAAAAAGATTGATAACCCATTTTTAGGATCTCTATTCAAGTATGGTATTGGTGCATCTTCTGGTGGAATAATTTCTCAATATCCACTTCAGACGGGAGCGGCTGTCGGTGGATTATATGGCGCTCATCAATTGGCTAAGACGATTAAGTTATTCGCTAAAAGCCCCATTGCCCAACAGGCCTATGCAGATGCCATGAAGAATGGTCTAAAGGGGAATGTTGCTAACTTCAGCAGGGATTTGACCAAGCTAGAAAGAGAATATGAGAAGCACTACGATGATCTTGAAGGCCAGTATGAGTTGTTAGATTAATCGATGTAGTCATCCCAGACTTGTCCCCAGAACTCGGTCATTACTAGAACCGCAAATAGTGTTGCGAATGGGATATACATCTTATTCCTTTGGTTTGAACTTACTTTCAATAACGCCCTCATTCTTTAATCGGGCATAACACGCTCTCAATATCCACTTGGTCATCGTTATATTCCTTACTTTTGCGCAGAGTTTTATATCTCCATGCAATTCTTCAGGGATATCGATTGCCAACCTTTTCCGCCCGACTCTTTTTGTCATTATTATTCTCCATTTTATTTCAGTATATCACGTTTAATATTTGTGTACACATCTAATTGATTACATAGAGCATGGCTTAGTAGTGTGTAGGTAAATCTATTTTTACTCTTAAGGAGACTAGTATGCCTACACAAAAGAATCGTAGAAACACATTATACGGCTTCCCAAATCCATTAGCTGGATTACAGCAAGAACCCCAGGTCCAACAACGTGCCCCAACAGCTGCTGACACTGCTGAGCTCGGTACCATTTGGATTGACCAACCAGCTCAGAGCTTCTACATATTGACGGACAGTATTGGTGGCGTAAATACATGGACGAGTACAACAGGTGGGGCTACTGTCCTAACTTCTCTTACAGTAAACCCAGGTGATATTGATGTTACGGCAGGTGATATTAATATTGCTGCTGGCGATCTTAATATGGATCCTGCTAGTACAGCTACTTTTGGTAATCTTGTTGCAGGAGCTTCAACATTTGCTTCGACTGTTGATATCACGGGCGCGGTTACTATGGGCTCTACGCTAGATGTTACAGGTAATGTTACATTGACCAATGATCTTACGGTCAATGGTGACATAATCGCCAATGGTGACTTTGACCTCACAAGCGCTTCTGCTATTAGTTTC